CTGCCTTTGAATTACAATAGTGCAATATCTCTCTTGTAAAATTTTCTTTGCCTAATAATTCAACATCCTTGGTTAAATTATCACTTGATCCGTAGTATTCGCGCCAGTCGCTGTCTATCTTAGATCGTATCTTTTTCTTCTTCTTATTGCCGTTCTTTAGCGTTACTGTTTTTACAGTGGTCTTAGCAAACTTTGCCAGCTTCTTACCAATGTACTTTTTTCCATTGATTGAGCATGAAATGAGATACACAAACCCAACACATTCGTCGGGTAGTGTATCAACAATGGCACCTTGGTAGGTCCATGTCATTTACTTTGGAGCAGCGGCCAATGCTTCTTTTTCAGCAGTAATCTCTTTACGGCGTTCTTTGATAGCTTTACTCATTTCCTGCAATGCTTTACGAGCACGAGCAGCAGAAGCTTTTACGCCCTTGCCTGTGAACTTTTCATTTTCAGATTTGTACGCTTCAAATTGTTCTAGTAGTGTTTCGTGATTTGTCATATATTCCCTTAAGTTATTTCATTTATCTGTGTATCTGTGTCAAGCATGGTAAATCCATTCTCCTTGACAACCATAAGCACGTTGTTGACTCGACTTGCTAACTCATCTCTATGTGAGATTAGGAAGATATTACGATTCATTTCCCGCCCCATGGATTTTAGTACTGACATCGAATGTTCAATGCCAACACTATCCATCCCAGAGTCAACTAGCTCGTCAATAAACATTAAGTTCATTGGCTCTGTAAAACTTTCATAAACATCTCGGAAACTCCAGCTTAGTGCTAAAATTAACCGATTTCGTTCTCCACGACTTAAATTGTCAAAGTCAAACGTTTGTCCAAGTTGGCTAATATCAACTTCTAAATCACTTTTAAAAGTAACAGTATGCGGCAACTGTAACTTATCCAAGTAATATCCCAGTCTATGATTCAAATACGCAAGATTTTGTTCAATAATGCGCTTTCGGACAAACGAATCTTTGCTTGTTAACAATTTAAGTAAAAACTCCTGATGTTCAAGCAGTTTACTTACCCTGTTAACTTCGTCCCAGCTAACCTCTGCAAGGGCAGTGTGTTTCATTGCTTCGATTTGTTCTTGGTAAGGATCTTCTTCTTGATCCTTTGCGTCAAGTTGTTTTCGAATGTTTTCTAAATTATTTTTGTGTGCAGCCGCATCCTCAACGTTTGCGTACTTTGTTTTTGGACGATCTGCCAATGATCCAATGCTACGAACAGCCATGTCTGCTTGCGCAAGATAGCCGTGTTCTTCTTGCAAAGCGCCAACTGTCAAGGTCACTGCTTCGTTAGCAGACGCAGACATCTCATCGTGTTTGGCATCATGCACATCCTGCCCGCAACTTGGACATTGATGCTCTTGAATAGCAGAAAGACTTTTCTGCGCAAGTGCCAATGCCTCTTGTAACTTTTTAATATTACTTTGTCTTGTTGCTAATTCTTTATTGGCTAACTTTAGGCGACTTTCATTTTCCTTGTAAGTTACAAGTGAGCGATGTGCTTCAAGTTCTGATTCAATATCTGTATTTTCAAATTCCTGGATAGCAGCAGAGTAGGTTGCAATGTCAGATGCTTTCTTATTTGCCCAAGTACGACTTCGTCGTTCCAAGTCGTCAATGCTGGCTTGTACACGTAAATTACTTTCTTGCAGAGCCTTGATACGCGACTCTTCATCACGCACCATTTCTTTTGAAGTTTTAATTTGCTCACGCAAAATCTCAGCCTTCTCACTCAACTGGGTGATGCCCAGTAGCTCTTCAATAATGTTGCGCTGATCTCCACTCTTGAGACTTAGGAATGGTTGTGTATAAGTGTTTAACGCAACCAAGTGCTTGAACATCTCACTGCTCATACCAACCACACGCTCAATTGCTTCTTGGGTCACACGGTTTTCACCTGCACCTTCATCAGTGCCTGCTTCATTGACTTCTTGATTGTCAACAATGAATCGCAATAGATTAGGCTTACGCCCACGTTCAATCCTGTACTTGGCACCATTCTTTTCAAACTCAACTGTGACCAGCATGCCCTTGGCATTGGTCTTGTTAATTAAGTTTTCCTTGCGGATGTTGGTGAGCGCATTGCCGTAGATGGCATAACTCAATGCATTGACCATGGTAGTTTTACCTACGCCGTTTCTAGCACCATCGCCACCCAAGTCCAAGTTGTTGCCAAGTACAAGAGTCAATCCGTACTTGTCCATACAAAGAGCCTGGGTCACATTGCCCACACTCATGAAGTTTTTAATTGTTAAATTGTTGAACTTGATCAAGCTGTTAGTCCCTGGTAAATTTGCACAAGAATTTGTCGATCAATTACATCCGAGTCAATTGCTTGAATTTGGTTTAGCACAATAGCATCCACAGATTCAAATTGAATCTCGCCGCCTGTCCACTCTGTTGCATGTTCTTCCTTCTTACCAGGAATCAGTGCAAGCTCGCGCATGTTATAGGTGTCTGCCCATTGCTCTTTAATATATGTAGCTTCTTCAAACGAGATGTCTACATCGATTGTTACACGAGCAAATGTCTGACTGTCAAACAGTTCTTCGTGGCGATCAATTGCCTGAGTCAATGTCAATGTTTTAAACTTAGGAGCCATGGGCCAAGTACGAAAGTCAGGCTGTCCGCCATACTCAAGCAACATCATGCCACGCTCGTCATCCCATGCGTCTGCATAGTTGTGCGGAAAACAATTTCCCATGTAAACTACATTACCTCTACGCTGTCGTTTATGAAAGTGACCTGAGAACACTAGCTCTTGATTGGGAAAGTGTCCTTCATTGAGTCCACCGTGATCTGGCATTTCCACCATGGCATTCATTTTAAAATGCGGAAGCTCAAAGTGGCCAAATACATAACGGCTCTTTAACTTTTTCATATCTTCCCACTCGTCGCCAACAAGCCACGGAACAATGGTCATGTCACCAATAGTCACTTGCTCGTCAACCAGCACTACATTGTCTAAATGCTTGGCAAATGGCAGGGAGTTGATCTCACGCTTCTCACGATATGCTAAATCATGGTTACCCATGATAATGTATACCTTTTCAAAGTTCTCTGAGAGATACTTGACATTAGACGTGGTATAGTTTAGTGTGCTTACGTTTACAGTGGATCTATTATTGTGCCAGTCACCAAGGAAGATGCATGTTTCAGCACCTTCTCGCTTGGCTTCTGATACCATCCACTTGATAAAGTTTTCACAGTCATCGTTATGTGTGCGGCTGTTATTTCGAAGTCCAAAATGGATGTCAGTGAAGCATGCCGCTTTAGTAAAAGGTTGTGTCATTAATTATTTTAACATTTCTGTCAAGCGTTGTCTACAGCGAGTTAGCTCGTCTTTGACGTACAGCTTTTTCTTTTTAACATCATGTGCATGGGCTGTATCATTTTCATGTTGCCGCTCTAGGATTACAAGATCCTTTTCAAGCTTTGAATGAGTTGCTTCTAGGTGGCTAATATGGTGTTTCAAACTTTCGGCGTGCATATTTACTCCTTGATTAAAAATGGTGCAAGATTAGGACCTTTCCAGCCCAGTGGCTTAAGGACCTTGCCGTCTTCCCGCTTGCGAACCTTACCAGTTTCTTTATCAATCTTAGCAAAGTTTGTGTTCATGACTTCTTTCCAAGCGCCTTCACCATCTGCTCCCATTGAATGGATGGCACCAATGGTAACAACCAATATATCAATCAGTGCATCAAGTGCTTCGACATTGTCATTCATGTCACATGCGTATTTGTATTCTTTAAACTCTTCTTCAATCAGCTTTGAGTACAGTGCAAACTGCGGCAGATTGGACTCTCCTACTGTTTGATCGCAGGCTCGCATAAATTTTTCTTGGTCTCGAAATGGGCTTGTCATTGTGCTTCCTCGCTGTCTTCTAGAACAATTTCAGTAAGTTCAATATCAGTATCGATATCTAGATCCTTTGCAGCCTCGGCCAACGCTTCGGCGTCCTTGAGTGCATTGATACGTTCAACTTCGGCATGGTGCTTTTGTGAACTTTCCATCTGTCTGGTCCACGATGGCATCTGGCCAGTGTCCTGTAACATGTCATCACGAATGTCACGTTGACGTTTTTCTACGTTGAGTACACGGGTAAAGCTGTTGGTCACTGCGGCAGTGTAGTAAGCAAATGGGTTTTGACTTTTGCCTTCGTCAAACTGTAGTGCAATTTGTGTCAGCTGAATAAGTGCTTGCCCACGCATCTCATCCACATAGCTGTAGCCACGCCAGTTGCTTCGTAAGCTATAACGTTCACATAACTTCAAGAACATGGCACCAAGGCGATTTGTAATCTGACCATGATCCACTGAGAACTCACCAGTTGTCAAGTCGCCTTTCCAATGTGAGCGTACTACCTCACGCCAAGAGCCGTCTTCATTTAATACAAAATGTTTAAATGGTGGAAAGTTTACTTTACTTCTGTGATCGGCTAAACTTTTCGGATTATTTTTACGTCCAGGTTCAAGTGGAATATGATCAAACGTCATCAATCTAACAACTAGATCGGTCGTTGGAATTTTCTTCAACGGAATTTCAAACTCATCTGCTTTGGGCTTTGTACTTGCTTTTCCTTTGGCCTCTTCCCATTCGGCCACAGCCTTTTTATGAGCTTCTGATGAAATTCGATTGGCTCGCGCCTCTTTTGCAAGATTGATTGCACCTTCGGGGCATAGCTTAGTTTTCCTGTTATGAAAACTTTTTAAGTCTGATACAATATAATCATATTGTTGAAATTCTAGCCCTTCGAACCAGCAATATTTCATTTTACTTCGGTGAATCTCTGCCAGGATGTCTTTATTTTTAAGATAAACAACTTTTACTTTTTCTTCAATCATGTAATGGGCTCCTAGTTAATAGTATAGCATACTTTTCTTAGCATTGTCAATGGCTAACGGTAAAGTATGTAGATAATGCAAACGGTAAATAGGAGTATGAAGATTACCGATCTTAAACCCCGTATCATTGCCATCTATGCTGGCCGCTTCCAGCCGTTTCATCATGGACACGCAGAAGTCTTTCGCGAGCTTGCAAGAAAGTTTGGCATTGCCAATACTTACATCGCTACCAGTGGCAAGGTCGAGCCAAACAAGAGTC